TCATCATAATCGTTAATTTCTGGAGGACGATGCCAAGCGTAGTTCTTAGTATCTGATGTATAGTTTGCACCTGGAATAGGCGCTTCAAAGAAACTTGACTTATCGAGTGCCATTCTTTTTACCCTTTAATTCAACAGCTTCTTTTTTATACGGAGGTTCTATACCAAACTCTTCTCCCATAGAATCGAAATACTTTTTAGTATATTTCATCCTCTTGGAAGAAACACTTTTTAATTCATCAGGAGTCAGTCCTTCGAAATAAGCCTTGATCGCTTTACGTACGAATTCTTCTCTTGTCATCTAAATTCCCTTTATGGTAAGAACCTTGATAAATCAATATCACTAGCTTCATCTAGGCCCCATTGCAGGAATGAGTTCAAGAGCCTGCCAGATCCTTCAGCATCAGCTGCTTGTTCGGCTGCATCAGCTCGGAACCTTTCGATCATCAGTTTGTTCTTTCGTTCTAAATCATTCTCAGTAGCTGTAAACAGATAGTCCAACAGAGAGTCAACTCGGTCATGTTGGTTGTTCATTTCTTCTCTAGAAATGTCTACAAGGTTCTGAACGTCTTTTGCAGCAGCTTCGAACTGTTGAGCATTCTCTTGGAGAGTAATAGTCTGACGCCAGTTAGCATTAGCAGTATCTACTTCAAACTGCATCTTACGATAGAACTGCTCTCTGTTGTTTTCCATCTCAGAGTTAAACCGAGACATAGCGTTGAATTCGCCAACATTGAATTGAGCCATGTTGTTACGCTCACCGATATTAAACTGCTCCATTTGGTTCTGTTGAGCAGCAGTAAACATAGAAATTGAAGCGTTTAGGTTATCATAGAACTGATTCTGTTTGTTAGTGCTATCAGCAGTAAACATCCTCTGGGTATTAACAGCCTTAGCATCTTCTAGAATACTCTGAACAATAGCCTGAGAGTTAATCATCCTAGCTTGCTGTTCGTTATTCAGATTAGCCAGATCCATCTGTAAGAAAGACTGAGCGTTAGTAACAGCAGCAGCCATTCGATTATCAAGGTTAGCCAGTTCGAACTTCGCTAAGATCTGAGTCTTGTTAAGGATGGACTGTTGTTTATTGCTGAGATTCTGAAGGGTGAGGGTCTGAAAGAACTGAGCATCTTGCTGAGCAACAGGAATACTAGCTTCCATAATCGCTTGAGCCATAGCAGCAGTAGCAGCTGTACCAGTCATACCTTTAAAGGCAGCAATCCTGGATACACTCCTAGCAGCACCAGCAGCCCACATAGGAATTACAGGTTCACCATTAGCTCCTGTGAAATCTTTCTGTAGAATCTCTAGCTGACCCTTAAGAGTCGCTTCCTTTTCTACGTCCTTGATCTCTAAGTGAGCATAATCATCCAGTCCTAGTCTTGCAGCTGCACCAGCAATATCAATCTGTGGAGTATTGGTGATCTGAGCCTGTTGAGAAACAGTACCCTTGGCACCACTCATCATACCCTTCTTTTCAACATCCTTGATAGTAGTCTTAGCAGTATAGCTAGCTACAGGAGCCTTATTGATATTATCAACGGTAGTAGCTTGTCCTTGCTGTTCTGCAGTAGTAGCTAGTGGTGCTACATTTCCCCTAGGATCTAACTGATAGTTAGGGTTGTTAGGGTCAAGCATTGTCCCCGGAGCATTAGGATCAATTGGTTGTAGATGATCAGAAACACTCATACTCTCGTTTTCAGGAGTATTAGGATCGTCCTTACGGATTAGTATACTTGGATCAAGAACAGCCTGACCGCCTAAGTCTGTGGCATTAATCTGTTGAGAACCAGGTAAAGGAGTCCCAGGAACTACCTGTGGTGGAGCATTAGGATCAACTGGAGGTGTAGTAGGAGTTGTAGGTGTATTTGGATCTGTTGGTGTAGTCGGCGTAGCCGTAGAAGCACCAAATCTCCGAGTAATATCCGCAGCTACCTTATCAGGTGTCCAGTTTTGGTCAGCATACATAGCGTAGTCTACGTTACCACCAGCTCTGCCAGCAGCAGTAAATGCACTCTGAATTTCTTGTTGTGATGCCATTATGGGGTTCCATTAAACAGAGATTTGATCTGATCACCTATATACATAAAGGTAAGAACTCCACCACCGATTATCCATATCCAATGGTTTTTAATCCAACCATCAAACCAATCAGTAGCTTGTTCACGAGCTATAATTTTTCGAACAATTTCAAACTCTTTATGAGAGAGTTTTACAGTAATGATCTCATCTTGTTCGTAGTCTTTAGGTGCTTCATCCATACTTATCTCCCTGTTAAAGCCTTAAAACCAATGACACCTGACCCAACGTAGAAAATCCATTTGATCATGTCTCCGGCCCATTGTCTCATTTCAGGAGTAGGGAGATTTGCAACATCTGCTTGGAAACTAAAGATTGAGTCGAGAATTACAGCAGTCCACCATAGCCCTAGTGGGATAGTAAACAACCCAACAAGAACCCAAAAGAATGGAAATCCCATTTTAGTCTTCTGAAGATCAGCCATTATTTTGCCATCTTCTACAATTTGTTTAAGGTATTCTGCTGTTAATTCTGAACGAAGTTTTTCTTTGTCAACTTCTAGTTCTGCTTTACGTTTATACACATCAGCCAGTTTATCAATCCAATCTCCAAGACCGGCTGATACTAACATCGTAAGGAGCTTGATCATTTAGCCTTCTTTCTGCGACTTGATGAATAGGTAAACACCTACGCCTACAGCGATGACAATAACCCCAGCTAATGCCCATGCTACAGGACCAGAAACTTGAGACAGCCCTAGAGCACTAATAAGAGTAGTCCCCCAAGTAATATTCTCTTTGGTTAGGACTTCTTTCTTTGCTGGTGTCGCATTCTGAGTATTAGAACTAACAAAAGAACCCTTAGCCCAAAGTCCGACTTCAGCAGAACGCCGATTAACAAGCCCTTGAACCCTCTTACCATTATCGTTTACCCACTTCATGAGTTCAGAAGGAACTGACTTGTAATCACCTTTATTCAACTTTTTAAGAAGAGTACTCTTGCCTAGAGCACCAGTATTAAAATGAAATGATACCAGAGCAGCAAATTGATTATCATTAAGTGGAACTTTGACTAGACGGACAACATCAGCTTCGAATTTATCCAGATCATTCCTAAGAATTCTTTCTGCTTCTTCGTTTGTGATCTTCATACCCTGCTTAACAATCGGAGCACCAGCAGCTGAAGTATGACCATAACCAATAGTCCACACACCGCCACCATCTTTGTAAGCTGTGAGTTTAAGTCCTTCCCACTGCTTTATAATTTTAAGCCCTTCGGCATTTACATTCCTTGCCATATCATACCTTTCTAAAAAGAGCAGGCTAGCATCATCGCAGAGTCACTGCCTGAAGCAGCACTTGTAGATACAGTAATTGGCGAACCAGCAGTCGTAGTGTCTGCTCCAGTCCATTTATGAGTTGCAGTATCTAAGCCAGTTGCAGCCACATCAGCGTTGTCATATCGTTCTGTTGCATTAGTCCATGTGGAAGGAGAAGAGGTTCCCTCAGCCATTGCAATACCAATGATAAAGCCATCAGCAAGGGTATCAAGAGTTAAACTAAGAGCACCAGCAGAGTCTACATCACTGTCATAAGGAGCAAAAGCTTTTAACCCGTTAGCTTCCCAAAGACTAATGCCCATAGAGTCTGAATCATTGTTGGTAGTTACTACGACATCACCTGTAGATCCTACAGGACAATAAGCTACAGCAATACCACAAATACCAGAGTCACCTCCACCAGTCTGATAACTAGCCTGTCGAGCAATAGGGGCGATATACCCGTTTACTGTACAAGATGTAATCGTAGTAGTACTGTCGTAGTTAGGATCTTCGTTGTTCAGAACATGGATACCAACAATAATCCAACGATCAGCAGCCGCCGTACCTAGTGAATTTCCAGTGAAAGTGAAAGAGCTGTCTTCCTCTCCGTCGATGTAATCAGTACCTAGATAAGAGACTGTTCGAGTACTAAAAGTGTTTACGAAGTTCCCTGCTGGAATAGTTCCTGGGATCATTATGTTCTCCTAGTAACAGAGGTAATAACAATCGCTGAGCTAGATCGTACGATGTAAAAGATCTCAAGAGTTTCAGAAGTTGTAATGCTGTAAGGAGCAGCTTCTAGACCGATTACTGGCTTCCAGTTAGCTCCTAGATCAAGTGTCCTAGTAGAGCTAGAAGCAGTTACTGAGATACAACCACACTGACCGTTCTTAGTATTACTTGGATTTCCAAGAGTCCTGTTGCCACCTAGGGCTAAACTAAAGTTCCAACTAGTACTAAAATCAACTGTTACTGTAGCAGCATCACTAAGAGCCACAAAGTCAGCTCCAGCCCATACCTGATCAGTTGTTAGAATCCTGTCAGCAGTATTCGCTCGGTACTGGGCTGTAGTAGCTTCTTTTGCTGTAATGTTGGCGGGAGTGACTGCTCTTGCAGTATCCGTCCCTGTCTGTGTTTCAGCATCAGTTGCTAATTCTACAACACCAGCATAGATTGCAGTGGCTGCTTGTTTTAAATTATCAAAACTGGCAAGATAGGTTGCTCCACCTCCACCACCATTGGTAGCTCCTAGAATACCAGTAATACCGATACTCACACCACTAAGATTAATCAGTGGACCATCACCTACGCCACCAGTATGTAAATGGCCAGTAGTACCATTGAAAGCTGATTCCAGCCTGTTGAATTCTGAGTTTAAAGGAGCTGCTAGAATGTCTTCACCAGTCACAATACTAGCAGAGGATTGTCTTACATAACCTGTCATTTTATTATCGCACCAGCCTTAGCTGGCCTCCGGTCAAACTTGTTTGATGCATTTTAGTTCCTACCTTTAGTTGTGAATTCTGGCACAAAGCCTTGAATAGTATACGGAGAGAAGACTCCATCACTCACGTAAGAGATCTGAATACTATACCCTGACCCCTCAACATTCTGAGTAAACCTGTTAATTCTTGCGCCACCATATACCGAACCATCATCATATTCGAAATCATTGCCGTATTTTGGAGCATTAGCAATAATAATATCAGTATAATCTCTAGGATTAAGAACATAAGAAGAACCCCAATCATATCGGACTGCCATATCAAGAGTTGCAGATCCTTCAGGTTTGATGAAAGTATTCCATTTACGGAAAGTTTTACGAATCTCTGTGTCACCGAAGTCCAGATAAGGAGTTGTATATACAGCCATGATGTTTCCACCATCGAAAGAGTTTGTAGACTCTTGGACGTAGACTAATCCGTTATAATCACCATGAAGGATAACTTCCTGTCCAGCAACAATCCCACTCCATACGCAGTTAGCTCGTATACCCAGTAGTTCAAAGAACTCCCAGATAGGACCATCAGTCCCATTCACTCTTAGGCATCCAAGGATACCATAGGATTCTGAAACAGTATCACTAGCATCAGATATAAACAATCTGAACTGTGTTTTGGACTGGATATTAATAGCTACAATTTCATCCATTTGATAACTGTCGATGATGTTATCCATAATGCTTTGAATGTTCTCTGACAGAAGTGATAACTCAATGTCATCATTCCTTTGAGTACCAGCAATAGGATGAATACCATCAGGAGCCATAAATAGCAGGTTTCCACCTACCTCAATAAGGCTATCTCGGGATATGCACCCAAGGTTACCAGTAACAGCATTAAATAGAAATCCTGAATTATTTCCACTGGAATCAACAAACCCTTCAATCTCACCGATCTTCCCTGAGCCCCAAACGAATAGTCTGTCTCGGAAAGGTTTAATGTTTACGACTTCTTCTTCAAAAATCTGTTGACCACCACCTGCAGCAGCTGTCCAAGTAAAAGGATCTGTTGGAGCTGAGTAAGAGATAATAGCCCCTCGGGCTAGGAATAGAGACTGTTTGAATACGGCTACGACAATTGGATCATCTACAACCTGATCACCACCAGGATCACCTGTTCCACCAGTATTAGTAGAATCTAGTGCGTACCAGTTCGTACCGTTGTAGATTACTGCTTTGTTAACTCCATCGACAAACACCATATGGTTACCAATACCAAAGTTAAAACTCAATCCTCGAACTCTGTAAATATCAGTAGAGTACACATGAGTCATACCAGTACTAAAAGCTGACCAACCAGTAGAAGCATTGTAAAGATAGAATTTATAAGTGTTGCCTGATGTTAACTTCCTGGCAGCTATATATTCGTACTCTTCTGACGTGTTGTTATAGAACACCCAAATACCAAGGACTTTACCTTCAGCAGGATCACCAGCAGAAGTTACCTCAGCGAATGAAGCACTCAACTTAGAGTAACCATTAATTCTTCGATAACCACCTGACTGATTAGTCTCGTAGTTAATCAGACTAGCACCAGACCCAGGGGATACAGCAGAAAGCAGAAAGCTGTTGTCATTCTTGTTCAGTCCACCCTGACATAATACTTTAGCTGCTTGGATTCTATCAGGCATTGTTCATTCCTTTATACATACCTAGGATCTCTGTAGTTCGGAGAGTTGGTTAATCCACCGCCAAAGTTGACTCTTGTGTCTGCCATATACAGATAGTTGTTGATCAGAATGCTTCGCATCTTAGCCAGAGACGTCAGGAACTTCTTATTGGTCACTGCAGCTCGTTCATCATTATCGTCGTACATAAACATGTAGTACATGCCACCTTGGACAATAACATGATCCCATTCTGTAGGGATTCTGCAAGTATCAGTGCTTAGTTCCATCTCTGTAGGAAACAGATAGTACCTGTACTTCAAGGTGTATGCTTGATCAGGCGAAGGGCTTAATCCAAAACCTCGACCATGAGCTTCAAAGACAAACTTTGGCATTTCTGTTCCGTCTGTCTCAGCATCGTAGTCTCCATCTCGAAAATGCTTATACCATTCGTCACGAGTAATCGCACGAAGAGTACTAGATTGAATATTCAGAGTATCATCTTTTTGAATCTGGAAAGAGTTCCAATCAGGTACTTTAAAGTTCTCAGGCCAAGGATATTCTTCTTGCCCTACTGTCAACACAATCTCGTGTTCTGCAGCATTAAAAGGCCAGTGATGCTGTTGGGAATTAATATCCTTGATAGCATATCTAACAGCGTCTTTAGCAGCTGCTGGCTTTCCTCGGACTGTAGCGAACTCTGAAGACTGGATCTCTACTTCATTCAGCATCCTTAAGAGTTTATTAGTAAGTTCTAGAAAGCTAGTATTAGCCATCATAACCTCCGGTTAGTGAAACTTCAGTTTCAGCCATCGTTTATAGTCTCCTGAAAGATCGGATCGGTTCCACCAGTGGTACTATCAAATAAGTTACCAGTAGAAGTAGTGCTGCTTTGGTATAGTGTTGTAATATCTTGAAGGACTGTTATATAGCTTGGAGACCTCCTAACTCTTAAGGTTTTACTCAAGAGAATAGGAAGAGCGCCAAGAGGCATAGTTCCTAAGACGCTCATCCCAAACATATCAAGAGCCTTTAGATAACAGTTGCGGTACGGGTTTTAATAGTCTGGACTGCACTGAGAAGGTCTTTAAGGAGTACAGAGAGTGTACGACCATAGCAGTAATTAACAATTTTCTGATAGATTGCCAGCATTGATTTAGCATTCGTTACCGCCTCTAGATCTGTTGAAGTATTAGTATTAGCCAGCTTAACTAGATCAGTGATATAACCCTGGAATGTTGGAGTATACTTCGATTTATTTGGAAGAACTTTCTTCGACATCTCATTGAGAAAATAAGTGTGAAGAGTATTCATAGTGTCTGATTTGACTGTCATGTTGCCTCCTTTATGACGCACTTTCGTATGTTATTGAGCCTTGAAGAAATACAGTACTTCCAGAAGTAGTGTCAGCAGCTGAAACAGTTCCAACACCGACGCCCATACCAGAAGCTAAAAACGTAATAAATGTTCCGTTAGCTGCAATTCTTGGATTAATTTGTGTATAAGTAGCTTTATTAATTCCTGTAAAAATCACTGATCCTGCTGCAATAATAGTGCTATTAGCAGTAAAAGGAATTCCTGTAATTCTTAAAGCTCCAGATGCAGTAGTCCAAGTATGTTTATTTAACTGAATATCAAAGAAAAGAGTAACCTGTTTACCAATTTTAATATATCTGCCTAACTGAGCTGCATAGCCGATGTTTTGATCTCCAGGGGTAACATAAGTATATACTGGAGTCCAAGATCCTTCTTCATAATCATCTAATGTATTAGCGTTAGTCGAAGCATTTTGAGTTGCAGGGAATACAATTTGTCCA